GCGACGCAGGAGCGAGACAACTAGAATGAATGATTTTTGAATACGCCCCTGCTTGTGCGTCCTGCATGTGGAGCAGAGACTTTTTGCTCCTGTGCTTATATAACCCCCCCCACCCCACAAAACGTCTGCTTCTACCTATATGAATGTCCTATCCCCCTAAATTGGAGTAGAACAAGTGTTAACCTATATAACAAGAGAAATAAAATTTTATAAAAGACTTGACATGGCATAAAATATTTGGCAGAATCTTTTTTAGTTATAGTTACGAACCTCCTATGACTTAACACCCACGGAGCAGAGATGCCTAATAGCGAAGCCTTTATACAGACTTACGTTGAGACAGGGAACGTCCTAGCTTCCTTGACTGAGGGAGGGTACAAGCCTAATAGATCCACAGGCTATGCCTTAAAGAGAAAACACCAGGAAGAGATTGAGAAGCGAATGCAGGAACGGTTAAGGCAAACTGGCCCTAAGGCATTAGCAGTTGTTGAGAACCTTATGGATAACGCTATGAGCGAAACTGTTAGGTTAGGTGCAGCGAAGGATATGCTTGACCGAGCAGGATATAAGGCATATGATGAAAACTCTATTGGGAAGAACATAGAGGAGATGAACCAGCAGTTAGTAGCTTTAGTAGGTAAGGATGGTGCTAAGTTGTTAGTTCATTCGATGAGGACAAGAAAGACAATCAGCGGACCAGAATTAACAGGAGAATAAGATGCCGTCCCTATTAACAG